AAACAAAGAGAATATAGATTTACAAATAGCCTACCAAGAAGCACTTAACGAACAGGCAGGTATTGAGGCGCAAATAACAGGCTTTAGAAGTGAGCAACAAACAAACACTAATTCACTATTAAGAGAACAAACAGACTTACAAAACGAATTAGCACTTATAGGTAAGTCAGAACGTGAGATAGAAAGGCTAGAGTTACAACAAGACTATGATGCTAAAAAGCTACTTATAGAACGTGAGATAACAGACGAAGCACAAAAGAATGAAATGCTTATTGCTCTTAAAAAAGACTTTGATGGCAAAATAAACGGTTTAAACGAACAAGCTGCTGATAATGAGATTACTTGGGCTAAAATGACCCAAGACCAAAAACTTCAATATGCTCAACAAGGTTTAGCAGGTTTAGCAGCTAATTTAGGTAAAGAAACAGCAGCAGGTAAGGCAGCAGCAATATCTAGTGCTTTAATATCCACATATCAAGGCGCACAAGATAGTTACAAGTCTTTATCAGGTATTCCTATTGTAGGGCCTGCATTAGGTTTTGCTGCAGCAGCAGCAGCGACAGTAGCAGGTTTAGCAAACGTTAAAGCTATTACATCTACCAAAACACCACAAGTAGCAGGTGGAGGGGGTACACCAAGCGTAAGCGCACCAAGTAGACCAAGCGCACCACAACCCCCTGCATTTAATTTAGTAGGTGCTGGAGCAGGGAACCAATTAGCAGAAACAATAGCAGGGCAAAACGAAAGACCTATTAAAGCGTTTGTAACATCACAAGATGTAACAACTGCACAAAGTTTAGAGCGTAATATAGTAGAGGGCGCATCAATATAGTAAAATATAAAAAATAAACGTTATAGTTATATGAGGATAGTCGAACTTATTTTAGACGAAAATAGTGTAGAGGGTATAGAGGCTATCTCTATTGTAGAAAACCCTGCCATTGAGGAAGATTTTATTGCACTAAAAAACGAAGAAGTACAACTAGCACAAATAGACAAACAACTATTAGTAGGTGCTTTGCTTATTCCTAATAAACCTATATACAGACGCAGGGGAGAAGATGAGTATTATATTTACTTCTCTAAAGACACTATCCGTAAGGCTGCTGAAATGTACCTTATGAAAGGTAATCAGAACAACAGCACACTAGAACACCAACACAGCTTAAATGGGCTTACGCTAGTAGAGAGTTGGCTAGTAGAAGATGAAACACACGATAAGTCTAGGAAGTACGGCTTAAACGTGCCTGTGGGTACTTGGATGGGAGTTGTTAAAGTAAACAATGACGAAGTTTGGAATGACTATGTAAAAACAGGTAAAGTAAAAGGTTTCTCAATAGAGGGGTACTTCATTGATAAGATGGAAAGACCTAAAGAACCTTTAAATGACTTTGAAGAAGAAGAAGCAGAGGAGATGCTATCTTATATACGTAGAATTGTAAGAGATGACAAACGTTATAAGAATGGTAAGAAAGAAGAATTAGAAAGCTATTCAGACTATCCTGATGCAGTAAAGAACAACGCACAAAGAGGCATAGACCTAAACAAAAAAATAAACAATAAATGTGCAACTGATGTAGGTAAGATAAGAGCGCAACAATTAGCACAGGGCAAACCTATTAGCGAAAACACTATTAAACGTATGTACTCTTATTTAAGTAGAGCAGAGGAGTATTACGATGAAGGAGATACTAAAGCTTGTGGTACTATATCCTACTTGTTGTGGGGTGGTAAAGCTGCCAAGAGATGGTCAGAAAGCAAACTAAAGGAATTAGGCTTGTTAGAGTTGAGCGAAGTAGTAAGCGACACTATGGCTATTATAGACGATAGACTAGCATACTCCACTAAAGAACTAGCAATAAAAGCAGCACAGGACATAGGTTGTGAGAGTTACCACGAACACGAGTATGAAGGCAAGACTTGGTTTATGCCTTGTGAGCAGCACCAACTTAAAGCACCTTGTCAAGAGGGCTATGAGCAGTACGGAATGAAAAGAAAGAATGGCAAATTAGTGCCAAATTGTATACCTATTAAGTAATGGCTAAAAGAATAGAAGTAGCACATATAGTAAAGCCTAAAATTAAAAGAAAGGGTGTACACGCTAAAACAAAAATGAGTAGCATAAAGGGCAGTAAGAACTATAAGAAAAAATATAAAGGACAAGGCAAATGTTAAAGAGATTTTTGACACCATCACACACAAGCCCTAAAAGTAGTAAACGTGGATGTTTATGTGCTGACAAAGACACTTACAGTACTAAATGCTGTAAAGGTAAATTGATAAATCAAGGAATAGGAAAAATATAAATTATGAAAAAAACAATGAGCAAGATTGCTCAAATAAATAAAGAAGAACTATCTGCTCAAAAGGTGGAGTTAGCTTTAATAGATGATTTAAGAAAAGCAGAAAACGAGTTAAAACAATTAAGCAAGGAAGCAAGTGGAGATGGTTTAAGCCAAGTTAGAAAAGCTGTATTAAAAGCTGACAGGTCTTTTATAAATTTATTAAGAGCATCAGAAAATGCTATTGAAATAGCTGATAAATTTATTTCTGCTGCAAAAGAATTAGGCATAGACAGCAAAGAAGCGCAAGGAATAAAAAATTTAGCTAACTCACTTGAAGCTGATGCGGAATTTTGGGTAAAGGAATTAAACGCATCACAGTATAGTTAATTATGAAAATGTAAAATAAGTTAAATAAATAGTTATAGTTATATGAAAGCAACCGAAATGTTAAATAAGATTAAAACCTTTCTTGGCGAAGAAACTGCTGACATTGTAAAGGATGTTGTAGCACAAGAAAAGGTAGAACTAGCAACTGCAAAGCTAGAAAACGGTACTGTTTTAGAAGCAGAAGCGTTTGAAGCAGGAAACGAAATATTTATAGTTACCGAAGATGACAAAGTAGCACTGCCTGTTGGCGATTATACTTTAGAAGATGGTAAGATGCTAGTAGTAGCAGAAGAAGGCATTATTGCTGAAATCAAAGATCTAGAAGAAGAAGCTGATGAAGAAACTACTGATGAGGAAGTAGAAGCTGAAGATTTAGGCTATGTTACTAAAGAAGAACTAGCAGAAGCAGTATCTGAAATCAAAGCTATGATTGAGGATATGAAGAAAGAAGAAATGAGTGAAGAAAAAGAAGTAGAATTATCAGAGGAATTACCGAAAGAAGTAAAAGAGGAATTGTCTGAACCTGCTGCCGAGCCTATTGCTCATAATCCTGAACAAAAAAATAACAATATCGGAGTTAAGTTTGCACAAAACAGAAAACCAAGCACACTTGACAAGGTAATGTCTAAAATTAACAACTAAAAATAAATAAAAATGCCAAACCCAACAATTACAAATTCAAGTTATAGTGGAGAGTTTGCAGGTAAGTATCTAGGTGCTGCCTTGTTATCTGCTAAAACACTAGACGAAGGTGCTGTATCAATCCTTCCTAACATTAAATATAAAGCTGCTATGAAAGTAGGAGCGTTTTCTGATTTAGTACGTTCAGCAGATTGCGACTTTGATAGTTCTACATCTACTTTGACACTAACAGAAAAAGTACTCACCCCCTCTGAAATGCAAGTAAATCTGCAAATTTGTCGCAAGGAACTACATCAGGATTGGGAAGCTGCTCAAATGGGCTTTAGTGCTTTTGATGAATTGCCACCTTTATTCTCTGACTATGTTATTGCTAGAGTTGCTGCTGAAGTAGCTAATGCAACTGAAACATCTATTTGGTCAGGTAGTGCAGGAGAAGGTTCTTTTGATGGACTTGTTACTCTTGCTGCTGCTGACACAGATGTAGTAGATGTAGTAGGTACAACTATTACAGCAGGTAACGTAATTGACGAACTTGCAAAGGTTGTAGATGCTATCCCAAGCGGTGTATATGGAAAAGAAGATTTAACTATCTACATTTCACAGCACGTAGCTAAAAAGTATATCGCTGCACAAGCTGCACTAGGTTATAGAGAATTATATAACGTAGGTCAAACAGAGATGAACTTTCAAGGCATCAAATTGTTCGCAACAGGTGGACTAGGAGATAACACAATTGTAGCTGCACAAGCATCTAACTTGTTCTTTGGTACAGGTTTACTAGATGACCGCAACGAGGTTAAAGTTATTGATATGGCTGACCTAGACGGTTCACAGAATGTACGTGTAGTAATGCGCTACACAGCAGGTGTACAGATAGGTGTAGGTTCTGATGTAGTACTTTACGCATAATAATTAACTAACATAAAAGGGGTAGGTTAGGTAAATGCCTACCTGCCCTTTTTTAATAAATAAATAAATATGAGTTGTGCAATAACAAAAGGTAGAGGCATAGGCTGTAAGACGGCTTATGCAGGTATCAAAAATGTATATATTCTTGATTATAGCGCAGCAATAGCAGCGTTAAGCCCTTCATCAGGTACAGTAACATTACCGTCAGATGGAAGTGCTGAATTTTTCAAGTTTGAAGTCAAAGGTGGTCAAACATCTTTAGAGACAAGCGTAACATCAAGTAGAGAAAATGGAACTACTTTTTATGAAAGTACTTTAAATATTACTTTTCAAAACCTAGATGTTGCAACACAAGAGGAGATAAAACTCTTAAACAGAGGTAGAGCGCACTATGTTGTTGAACTATATCCTGATGGTACAGGTACTACAAAATACTTGTTAGTAGGAAAAGACAACGGTGCAGAAGTTACAGGTGGTACTATTGTAACAGGAGCAGCAGCAGGGGATTTACAAGGCTTTACTCTTACAGCAGTAGCTAGTGAGGTTAACCCACCATTCTTTGCAACAGCACCTGACGAAAGTGCTACAACACCTATCACTCCTGCTTAATATATTTTTTATATATTTGCATAGAGTATAAGTTTTTTTTGATTATGATTATAAGGGGGGTGCATTAGCATCCCTCTTTTTTTATTACAAATTCTTACATTTTAGCGTTATACTTATATGAGAATACTCACAACAAGTACTGATGCACAAATAATTAAGTTTATCCCACGATTATACTACACAGAGGCAGCTATGATTGTAAGAGATGACACTACAAATATTGCAACTGTTACTGATGTTACTTTTACACAAGATGGAGATTATTTAACGCTATCACACTCATTTACTTTAGTAGAGGGTAGGTTTTATGATTTAGAATTTACAAGAGACCCTGATGTATGGGGTCAATCACTTTCACAATTTCAACTAGAACAAAAACTTTGGAACGATGACGAGGGTATTACATTACTTGTGTATAGAGATAGGATATTTTGTACTGACCAAGATGTAGACCAAACACAAAACAAATACTATTCTCCTAATAAAAACGAATACAAGTCAAACAATACATTTGACAATAACTATATAGTACTATGATACACGCATTAAGTTTATCTAATTATGTAAGCCCTACTATTGAAGAAAAAAAGAATAAGGCTTTTGTAACATACGGAGATAAAAACTCTTACTTTCAGTACCTAATAGACCGTTATAATGGTAGCCCTACAAACAACGCTGTTATAAACGGTATTAGTGAGATGATATACGGCAAAGGTTTAGATGCTACTGACAGCAACAAGAAGCCTGATGCATACGCACAAGCCATTACACTACTACACAAAGACTGTACACGTAAACTATGTGCAGACCTTAAACTCTTTGGTCAATGTAGTATGCAGGTAATTTACAGTAAGGATAGAAAAAAGATAGCAAGGGTTGAGCATATACCTGTTGAACAACTAGCTGCTGAAAAGTGCAACGACAAAGGAGAAATAGAAGCATATTACTATTCTAGTGATTGGGCTAAATACAACCGTATTAACCAAGTCAAGCGTATACCTGCTTTTGGTATGAGTAATGAAGCTATTGAAATTGTTTACGTTAAGCCTTACAGAGCAGGCTACAAGTACTATGCCACCCCTGACTATCAAGGTGGTTTACAATATGCAGATTTAGAAGAAGAGATATCTAACTTTCACATAAATAACATACAATCAGGACTATCTCCTAGTATGCTGATTAACTTTAATTCAGGTACTCCTAGTGCAGAAGAAAGGGAGATGATAGAAAGACGCATCTATGATAAGTTTTCAGGAAGTAGTAATGCAGGTAAGTTTATACTATCATTTAACGATAGCCCTGAAACAGCAGCTACAATAGACCCTGTACAATTAAGTGATGCACATAACCAATATCAGTTTTTAAGCGATGAGAGCAGCCGTAAGATACTTGTATCACACAGGGTAGTATCTCCTATGCTTTTGGGAATTAAAGACAATACAGGGCTTGGAAACAACGCAGAGGAGTTAAAGACTGCATCTATACTAATGGATAACACCGTTATTAGACCATTCCAAAACTTACTACTAGAAGCGTTTGACAAGATACTAGCTTTTAACGGTATATCTCTAAACTTATACTTTAAAACACTACAACCTTTAGAGTTTACAGAGATTGACAATGACCTTGTAGATGACGAAACAAAAGAAGAAGAAACAGGTGTAAAGTTAGCTAGTGATTTAGATAAGTTTGTAGACACAG